CGCCAGCAATCATCCGCCAGCGCGTCCGATAGAACGCGTTTAAGGTGTTCTATCGTGAGTTCGGCATCCGCCGCCGCCGCGCGCGCGTCCGCCGCTTCGTTTGCTAAATCAATCACACGCGCCAGCGCCGCCGCCAGTGCGGTATTGCCACTGGCGTACGCTTGACGCTCTTGTTCTTCGATTGTTAACATGGTAACCCCCTGATTAGATTGAAATAAGTAACGCGAGTAGAATCAACGCGCCGCAGAGCGCGCCGGCACCTAACCATGCGAGAGAATCGGTCATTATTCGACCGGCTCCAGTTCGTTGACGTAATGCTCGGCGATGTCATACCAGGAAACCTCGCGCAGAGCTGAATTGAACAGATCATTAAACATTCCAAAAGCCGGGATAACTACGCCGGCCAGATCTGCATAGTAGGCTTCCATTTCATCAGCAAGATCGGAAACATCGCGCGATTCCTCCGCACGATCCGCCCAGTATTCCGATCCGCCGTCATTGTCGATCCACAGATTGACTAGCCATGTCTCGTAATTTTTCCAGCCGTTATACTTTTCCATTATCGTTTACCTTAGGTTATTTGGCAGTGTTCGCGCAGTCTTGCGCTATTGCAATCGCCTGTTCTGGCGTGACCCATGCGGCCAGCTGTGTTGCGCCCCAATAAACCGCAACATAACCGCCTGACATGCTCGCAAGGCGAAAATTGCCGATTTTCTTCAGTTCTGCGCGGATCTGCTTGAGTGTCGGTTTCATTCTAGTTTCCTCTATGAGCATGCGCGGCGCGCATGGAGATAGGATTAGAGCACGCTTAATAGCATTGGTGCAAGCTTTTTCTTTACGCATGGCAATATTGCCTATAATAGGCAATTCATGCGCGGGCGTCTGTCATAGAGGAAACGCGGCATATTGGCAATATTGTCATTCTACTAAGCACTTCAAAATTGTAGATGTTATATAGTCCACACTGTAGCTGTGGGGCGGCTGCGATTTTCCGGGGGTGACAATACTGCCTAGATTGCCCATGTCTGCCGTCCCGATGCCAACATGCCAGGCGCACGTTAGTGCTTACTAACCTGGCGCCAGATGTGAGCGTTCACTAACTGGACTGTTAGCTAGTGCTTGCTAACCTGGCGCCAGATGTAAGTGCTTGCTAACTTGTGAGCGTTCACTAACTGGACTGTTAGCTAGTGCTTGCTAACCTGGAAGTGAGTGCTTGCTACTGCTGCATTGCAGCATAAGTAAGCGCCCACTAACCTAGAAGTGAGTGCCCACTAACTTGCAGCTCAGAAGTGAGTGCCCACTAACATGGGGGAGTGAGGGCCTTGCGCTGGCCGTGTATGTGTGTGCAGGTGCCGAAAACGATTTTGAAAAATTAACCGACAATTAAATAAAAAAGCCTGTTATAATTATTTTTTATTTTTTATTGCGGTGTTTAATATGTACGCACCAATTGTCGGCTATGAAGGGCTATATGAAATGTCTGCTGAAGGTCGGGTGCGAAATGCGCGAACTTACCGAATCATGCCGGTTAAGTCGGGGCGCGTTACGCTAAGTAAGCAGGGTTTGCCTGCGGCGGTGCTAGTGGGCGAGTTAGCCGTATCAACGGCTGCTGTTCCTGCGGCGCTAACTTTACCCCCACTAACCAGCCGTTTAGACGCGGCGCGTAGTTTTTACGGCGCTTGGGCAAACTCCGGGCATGTAGCTAAACATAACGGCGCGGCGGGGGAGTATTTGGTTTGCGCGGCGTTGGAGCAACACGGCGTGTCTGCGGCGTTGCCGGCGGTTAATACTGCGGAATACGACGTTATTGGCGACTTTGGCCGGGGTAATTTTTTTACCATACAAGTAAAATCTACGTCGTGCGCTACGGAGGCTAGGCCGGGGGACACGCCAGCCTATAGGTTTAGGGGTCTACCGGCTAATCCGGATGCTTGCGACGTATATGCTTTTGTTGCGCTAGACACAGGTAAAGTTGTGTTTATGTTGGCGCAAAAGTTTAGCCAAGGAGGCAAAAATTTTAAGCGTGTGCATTTTGAAGCGGAAGCGTTAGTTTCTGTGCAAAATGTTTTGCAAACGTTGCACGCTAGGTAAGCCCTTAGCTTGCAGCCCAGGCATAGGTCAAATAGGCTAAATGGACAACCAATTTCAGGCCGTGGTATAACGGCGGCTATGTTTCGGTCACTACCACTGGCTATCCGACCTAAAGTTCAGGCGACAGAGGCGCGTCTGGACGCCATATACAAAGCTGCATCTATGGGTTTAAAAGGGGATTCACTAGCACTGGCGTCTGGGATGCTGCCTTTAGAGTACCGACAATTGTGCCAATTTGACCCATTGGCCGAACTAGCGGCGCAGAAGGGCAAGGCGGACAACGAGCTGCGCGCAGCGCAGAGACTGAACGAGGCGTCTGAAGGCGGCGACGCCAAGGCCAGCCTGGCGATACTCCAACACCTTCACGGCTGGACGGCCCGGCAGGAGATTAGTGTGGACGTCTATCAGAAGATCAGCGTCATCACGGCGCTTGAACAAGCCCGCGCGAGGGTGATCGAGGGGACGGTGGTAGATGGCTGATAACAAGCTGGCACCCCAAAGCAAGAACAAGCTGCCATGGTATGAACAAGCGTTACCAATGGAGGGTCGCGCAACCTTTCTGCCCTTTCAAGACACGCTGCCGGGGTCAGTGATGAACCAGCGCAGCTTTGCGTTGCCCGGCGTTGTTGCCGGTGCTGTCAACGCAATCACCGCACCGGGGCGGGCCTACAGCGGCAGCGATCCGACCTTTAACCCCGAGGAAGAAGCGGCGAACTTTGCCATGAACGTAATGGGTGGCGGGGTGGGTGCGTCAAGGGCAGCACCCGCGCCTGCGGGTTCGTTGGGGATGAACGCATTTCATCGCACAGGTATTCCTTTTGAGGGTGCTTTTGAGCGTAACCGCCCTCAATCGCAGGCTTCGTTTTCAGGGCCAGAAGGTTTTTATTTTTCCCGGCACTCTAAAGACCCAACTACGGGCGTTTTTGGCCGCCATGTTATTCAAGCGGATGTTAAAGTTACAAAACCCGCGCCGGTATCACAAGTGTTTATTGGGCCTGGCAATATACCTACCCCCCGCGCGGTGCTTCCGGTTACGCCCGTATGGGCTGCATTAAACAAGATAGATCCGGCACAGGGTGGGTATGTAATTGCGGATAGCGCGGCGGATGCAATAGCAGGCAAAAAAGCGCCGCGCTCAAATACTTACGCTGAATACGAACAACAGTTTTATACCGCGTTAATAAACAAAAAATTATTTAAGTTAGTGAACCCAGAGGTATTAGAACCCTCCGACGTGTCTTTGCTTAAGTTGTATGGTTATGACGGTTTTGAATACAAACGCCCGCAAAACGCTACTTCTAGTATGCCATCTCAGATTGTTGCGCTTGACCCCGAACAAATTGTTCGCAAAGCCGCTTGGACTGAGCCTAGGTAATGCAATTACCGATCTATCAGTCTGAGGAAGAACAGCGGCTGATGGTCGAGCTGTGGTCGCCCGCGCTGGCGGATGACCCCGAAGCGTTTGTGTTGTTTGCCTTCCCATGGGGCCAGAAGAACACCCCACTGCACAAGTTCAAAGGCCCGCGCAAGTGGCAGCGCGAGGTGCTGCGGGACATCAAAAAGCACATCGACGGCAACAAAGGCAAGATTCAGATGGACACCCTGCGAGAAGCGGTGTCATCTGGGCGCGGAATTGGCAAGTCAGCCTTAGTATCTTGGCTGGTGCTGTGGATGCTGACCACCCGCATCGGCGGCAGCGTCATCATCAGCGCCAACTCGGAGAACCAGTTGCGCTCGGTGACCTGGGCCGAGCTGACCAAGTGGTCAGCCATGTCTATCAACAACCACTGGTTTGAGATCAGCGCGACCAAGCTGGTGCCGGCGCAGTGGCTGTGCGAGCTGGTCGAGCGGGATCTTAAAAAGGGCACACGTTACTGGGCTGCCGAGGGCAAGCTGTGGTCGGCAGAGAACCCGGACAGCTACGCGGGTGTGCACAACCAAGACGGCATGATGCTCATATTTGACGAGTCCAGCGGCATACCCAACCCGATATGGGAGGTGGGCGCTGGGTTCTTCACCGAGAACACGCCGGACAGGTACTGGTTTGCCTTTAGCAACCCGCGCCGCAACGAAGGCTACTTTTTTGAGTGTTTCCACGCTAAACGGGCGTTCTGGAACACTCGCAGCGTGGACGCGCGCACGGTGGAGGACACCGACAAGCAGGTCTACGAGCAGATTATTGCCGAATACGGCGAAGATAGCCCGCAGGCCAAAGTCGAGGTGTACGGTGAGTTCCCCGACGCGGGCGAAGATCAGTTCATCAAGCCCATGCTGGTCGAGGACGCCATGCAGCGGGAGCGGTGGAAGGACACCACGGCGCCTATAATATTAGGTATCGACCCCGCGCGGGGCGGCGCGGACTCTACCGTGCTGGTGGTGCGCCAGGGGCGGGACATTGTGGCAATCAAACGCTACTCGGGCGAGGACACCATGACCATTGTTGGGCGGGTGATTGACGCCATTGAGGAATACAAGCCAATTTTGTCCGTTATCGACGAAGGCGGGCTTGGATACGGCATACTTGACAGGCTCACAGAGCAGCGTTATAAGGTGCGAGGGGTAAACTTTGGCTGGAAGGCCAAAAACTCCATTATGTGGGGCAACAAGCGGGCTGAGATGTGGGGCACCATGAAGGATTGGCTGAAAACAGCGTCAATTCCAATTGATCGGCAGCTAAAAGCTGATTTGGTCGGCCCCATGAAGAAGCCTAACAGTAGCGGTACGATTTTCCTTGAAGGAAAGAAGGAAATGAGGAGTCGTGGTCTAGCCTCACCCGACGCCGCCGACGCGCTGGCGGTTACTTTTGCTTTTCCCGTCGCACACCGCGAGTATCGGGAGCCGACACGACGCACAGCGTCATCTCACGTTGGCGTAACCAACTCTTGGATGGGATCGTGAAGAAAAGCGTATCTTTAGCTGTGGGTCGAGGCGAGAAGCTCCCGGTCAGCAAGGGCGCTGGTTTGACCGCGAAGGGTCGCGCTAAGTACAACAAAGCTACAGGCAGCAATCTAAAAGCCCCGGCGCCTAGCCCTAAGACCGCTGCCGACAAAGGGCGCAAAGCGTCATTTTGTGCCCGAATGTCTGGCGTGGTAGCCAAGGCCAAAGGCCCGGCTGAACGTGCAAAAGCCTCTCTTAAACGGTGGAAATGCTAATGAAACCCGGACTCTACGCCAACATTAACGCTAAAAAAGCTCGCATTGCTGCGGGCAGCAAAGAAAAGATGCGTAAACCGGGCACGCCCGGCGCACCGACGGCTAAAGCGTTCAAACAATCGGCTAAAACGGCTAAAAAATAGTGGCCTATCAAGACACCGGCATTAATGAAGCCGGGGCAGTAGCCTCTGGCGGCACTAAGCGTGACCGTGACAACGGTGAGATGCTGGCGACCATGCGTACCCGCCTGACGATGGCGATTGCTGCCTATTCGGACAGCCGCGAGGATGAGCTGGACGACCTGCGCTTTCGTGCGGCCTCGCCCGACAACCAGTGGCAGTGGCCTGCCGATGTGCTGGCGACGCGCGGCTCGGTGCAGGGCCAGACGATTAACGCCCGACCCTGCCTGACCATCAACAAGCTGCCGCAGCATGTGCTGCAAGTGACCAACGACCAGCGGCAGAACCGGCCCAGTGGCAAGGTCATCCCGGCTGACGACAAGGCCGACATCGAGGTGGCCGAGATATTCAACGGTTTGGTGCGGCACATTGAGTATATCTCGGACGCTGACGTAGCCTACGACACGGCCTGCGACAACCAGGTGACGTTCGGTGAAGGTTACTTCCGCATCCTGACTGAATACTGCGACGACGACACTTTTGAGCAAGACTTGCGGATTGGGCGTATTCGGGACTCGTTTAGCGTCTATATGGATCCGACAATCCAAGACCCCTGCGGTTCGGACGCCGAGTGGTGCTTTATTAACCAGGAAATCACCAAAGACGAATACGAGCGGCAGTTTCCTGACGCCGCCACGTTGTCCAGCCTGCAATACGGCGTGGGCGACGGGCAGCTAAACGCTTGGATCAACCAAGATACGGTGCGGATTGCCGAGTATTTTTACATCAAGCACGAATCCAAAAAACTAAACCAATACCCCGGTGGGGTCACCGCAATGGCGGGGTCGCCCGAAGCCAAACAAATAGAAATGATGGGTTTGGCGGCTATAAAGACCCGAGATGTGGACGTTAGATCGGTCAAATGGTGCAAAACCAACGGTTTTGAGGTGCTGGAAGAACGCGATTGGGCGGGCAAATATATCCCCGTAATCCGCGTAATTGGCAACGAATTTGAGATAGATGGCCGCATGTACGTCAGCGGGCTAGTGCGGAACGCCAAAGACGCGCAGCGCATGTACAACTACTGGGTTAGCCAAGAGGCCGAGATGCTGGCGCTGGCGCCCAAGGCACCGTTTATCGGCTATGGCGGTCAGTTTGAGGGCTACGAGCAGCAGTGGAAAACGGCCAACATCAACAACTGGCCGTATCTGGAGGTCAACCCAGACGTTACAGACGGCCAAGGTGCTGTTTTGCCGCTGCCGGCTAGGGCACAGCCACCGATGGCCTCCAGCGGCCTGCTGCAAGCCAAAGCGGGCGCTGCCGACGACATTAAAAGCTCGACAGGCCAGTATGATAGCAGTCTAGGCGCCACCAGCAACGAGCGGTCGGGGCGGGCTATTCTGGCGCGGGAAAAGCAGTCCGACACCGGCACCTACCATTATGTTGACAACCTAGCCCGTGCTATTCGTTACGCAACACGGCAACTGGTTGATCTGATACCGAAAATCTACGATACCCAGCGCATTGCGCGGATTATCGGCATGGACGGCGAAACCGACCAAGCCATGATTGACCCGACACAACCGATGCCGGTCAAGAAGATTCAAAACGAGCAAGGCATTGTTATCAAAAAGATTTACAACCCCAATGTCGGCAAGTACGATGTTGCGGTGACTACCGGCCCGAGCTACATGACCAAGCGGCAAGAGTCGCTTGATGCCATGAGCCAACTGCTGCAAGGCAACCCGCAACTGTGGGCTGTGGCCGGCGACCTGTTCATCAAGCACATGGACTGGCCGGGCGCGCAAGAGATGGCAAAACGCTTTGCCAAGACGATTGACCCCAAGCTGCTGTCTGACGAGGACGATCCGGCGCTGCAAGCGGCCAACCAGCAGATGCAGGCAATGGGCCAGGAAATGCAACAGATGCAGCAAATGCTGCAAAATGTCAGTCAGTCAATGGAAGCGCAGACGCTGAAGGTCAAAGAATTTGAGGCCGAAGTTAAAGCCTACGACGCAGAGACTAAGCGGATTAGCGCGGTGCAGGCCGGAATGAGCGAAGAACAGATTCAGGATATTGCAATGGGTGTGGTTGCCGCCGCGTTGGAGTCGCAGGGTATGATGAACCAGATGCCCGACATGCGCGAAGAATCCATGCCAATGGAAATGATGCAGCTAGACCAGATGCCGCCGCCAGGTATGGAACAAATGCCGCCACCGCAAGGGATGCCACAGTGAAATGCAAAGACTTTATGGGGTTGTTGTTCTTAGCGCGAGATGTGACGCACTCTGTACACCTTAATACTCGCAGCTACGCAAAGCACGTAGCCTTGAACGTCTTTTACGACCGTATTGTAGGTGCTGCTGACGATTTTGCCGAAGCCTACCAAGGGCGGCATGGCTTGATCGGCCCGATCACGCTTATGTCGGCTAAGAAAACAGCCAACATCCTTGAGTTTTTGGAAGATCAGTTGAAGGAAATCGAAGCGGTTCGATACGACGTTGTGGATAAGTCGGACAGTTCGTTGCAACAAATCATAGACAATATCATCGAAATTTACTTACGCACGATATACAAATTGAAATTCTTAGCTTGAGGTCAATCATGTCAGCAAACTATAAAAGCATCAGCGCAAGCAATCAAGTTAAGGTTGGCCTTACGATTTTGAAAGGCATTTTTGTTAGCGCCGCAAGCTCAACGCCGCTTATTACGGTCTATGATTCGGGCACCGCAAACACGGGTGACCCGACGATATTGGGTGTGTTTGTTCCCGCAGCAGCGGGTATTTATACGTTCACCGCAAACGGCATCACGGCGAGCACGGGGCTTTACGTGGTTATATCGGGAACGGTAGTAGCGACCATCATTTACGAGTAAACAAAAATGACCGTAGGTCTTTCTCCCGTTGCTGGCGCAGGTTGGCAGTTCTTTGATGCTAACGGCGTCCCATTGTCCGGCGGCAAGTTATACACCTATGCTGCTGGCACTACGACACCGCAGACCACCTACACTAGCATTAGTGGTGTAGTAGCCAACGAAAACCCAATCATACTAAACTCAGAAGGTCGCGTTTCCGGCACTAACGAAGTTTGGTTAGACATAGCCGTAGCGTACAAACTAATATTAAAAACAAGCGCAGATGTTCAGTTGTGGAGCGCAGACGATCTTTCCGGTATAGCCGGTCTTGGCAGCGCGCTTCCAGTTGCTTCGGGTGGGACGGGCGTTTCTTCTAACACTGCGTATGCGGTTCTGTGTGGGGGGACTACCGCTACCAACCCGATTCAATCTATTGCATCGGTAGGGACTGCCGGGCAAGTGCTGACAAGTAACGGCGCTGGTGCTTTGCCAACAATGCAAGCGTCTTTTTTATCTGGCATGATTATCCTGTGGTCTGGAAGTGTGGCGTCTATTCCCACCGGATGGTTGTTATGTAATGGATCATCCAGCACCCCCGACCTTCGGAATAGGTTTGTTGTAGGCGCAGGTTCTACTTATGCTGTGGACGCGACAGGCGGTAGCGCGAATGCAACTTTGCCAAGCCATACGCACACAGCTACATCTACTGTTACAGACCCTAGCCACTCGCATCTGTTCCCTGTTAGCGGCTCGGGTGCGGGAAATCCCGATAATACAAATTCTGGTTCGTCCACTGCGACAACATCAACTGCCGTTACTGGAATTACTGTTGCCACAAGTATTTCTACGGAAGGTTCATCCGCCACCAATGCAAACCTGCCGCCGTATTACGCGCTTTGCTACATCATGAAGTCTTAAATAAATTATGGCCGACATAAAAATATCCGCGCTACCTGCCGCAACCACGCCTCTGGCGGGTACAGAGGTATTGCCAATTGTTCAATCTGGCGTAACAGTTAAAGTTGCGGTAAGCAATTTGACCGCAGGTAGAGCCGTTGCGCTCGGTGCAACAACAATTACCGGCGCAGCTACAATCAGTACAACCCTCGGTGTAACTGGCGTATCCACGTTTGCCGCAGGGTCAGCAGCACTTCCGGCACTTACAACCACTGGCGATACTGATACGGGCGTGTGGTTCCCCGCCGCCAATACTGTTGCTGCCAGCACAGGCGGCACAGAACGTATTCGCATTAACTCCACTGGTAATTTGGGGATTGGTCTAACAAGCTATAACTTGCCGTTGTCTGTTGTGGCTGACAGTAATGGGCAAAATGTTCAACTTAACGGAAGAACTGGCGATAGTTTAGGTCAAATGTTTTTCCGTAATTTTGGTGGGACTAATAACCTTGCTTCCATCGCATCGGATAGTTCTGGTGATTTGTACTTTGGTGCCGGGTCGCAAACAGCGCCGACTGTCCCAACACCGCGCATGTATATTCAAGCCGCTGGTAACGTGGGGATTGGGACAACAACGCCAGCGTATAAACTTGAGATAAGCACAGACTCCGCAGGTAAACCCGGCGTTGGCGGATTGTGGACGGTTGTTTCAGACGAGCGTATCAAAGCCAACATTGTTCCCGCAGACCTTGATCGTTGCTATGAAATTGTTAAGTCAGTTCCGCTTAAACACTTTGGCTTTGCTCCCGGCGTATATACCGACGACCAGATTCAAGATAAGCACAATCTTGGCTGGATAGCGCAGGACGTTCAAAAAGTATTCAAGAACGCGGTATCGGTTAAGCCGTTTACGTTAAAAACTGACATTCCTGATGGCGTTGAAGAATATGAAGAACAAGACTTTACGTTGGAGACTGTAGAAAAAACAGAAACTAGCATACAAGTTATCAATGGCAAGGCAGTGCAAGTGTCGAAGGTTGTCAAATCCGAAAACAAGGTTCTGGTGTTTGATACCGTCGATGTGCTGGACGAAGCTGGTGCGGTGGTGATGGATGGCGACAAACCTTTAACTTACCAAATGCCCCGCATGATTATCAAGACACGCCCCAAAGTTCGCCACGATGTCATCAAGGATTGCCTTGACCTAAACAGCGGCCAGATGATCGCGGCCTTATACGGCGCGGTGCAAGCATTGATGGCAAAAGTAGAAACATTAAAATAACCGCACTGGCGCGGAACGCCAGGGATTCCAAGGAATCAAGCCATGTCTGAAGAAGTACTAGCGGAAGTACCCGCGCCGGAACAGGTTGCTACGGCAGCACCTGCGCCTGAGATAGCAGCGCCGGAAGCAGCGCCCGAGGGCGAAGTTAAGGACTCAAAGCTATTTAGCCAAGAGGACTTAGACGCAGCCATTGGTAAGCGGCTTGCCCGAGAACAGCGAAAGTGGGAACGCGAAGCAAGGTTGGCCGAAGCACCAAAGCCCGCCCCTGTGGAGCATGTTACGCCGGAACAGTTTACAACGACCGAGGAGTATGTCGATGCACTGGCATCTTCCAAAGCCGCGCAAATTGTCCACCAGCAACAGTACGCGAAACAGCAACAAGAGCTGCTTGGCAACTATCACGAAAAGGAAGAAGATGCGCGGGGCAAATACGAGGACTTTGAGCAAGTCGCGTACAACCCCAAGCTACCGATTACCAATGTGATGGCCCAGACAATTCAAGCCTCGGATAACGGCCCTGATATTGCATATTATCTCGGCACAAACCCCAAGGAAGCTGACCGCATATCCCGACTTGAACCGTTCTTGCAGGCCAAAGAAATAGGGCGATTGGAAGCAAAAGTTGCTTCTGAACCCGTTACAAAACGTACATCCAGCGCACCTGCGCCGATTTCACCTGTTACCGCGCGTGGAGGTCACGCCAGCGGTTTTGATACCACCGACCCAAGGTCAATTAAAACCATGACCACAAGTCAATGGATTGAAGCCGACAGAGCACGACAGTTGAAAAAGCAGGAAGCTAGGAACCGCTAACTACTTTTAGGAGCTTTTTCATGGCTAACAGCCTACTTACCATTGATATGATTACTCGGAAGTGTCTCGAAATTTTCGAGAACAACCTTGTAATTTCGCGTAACTGCAATAAAGAATACGACGACAGTTTTGCTGTCGAAGGCGCCAAGATCGGCTCGACCCTGCGGATTCGTCTGCCGGATCGCGCTTTGGTGACCGACGGCGCCGCCCTGCAAGTTCAGGACGACAACGAGCAATTCACCACGCTGACGGTTTCCAGCCAGAAGCATATCGGCATCAACTTCACCAGCGCCGAGCTGACCATGCAGTTGGACGACTTCGCGGAACGTGTTCTCAAACCGCGTATCAGCCAATTGGCGTCGAGTGTGGATGCTGACGTTGCCAACGCCTACAAGTCTATTTTCAACACCGTAGGCACTCCGGGCACCACGCCGGCCACCGCGCTGGTTCTGCTGCAAGCGCAACAAAAGCTGAACGAATCGGCAGCCCCCATGTCGCCGCGTTACGCAACCGTAAACCCTGCCGCTAACGCTGGCCTGGTAAACGGCTTGAGCGGTTTCTTTAACCCGGTAGGCACGATTTCCCGCCAGTTCAAGACCGGCATGATGGGTGAGGGCGTTCTTGGCTACGACGAGATGAACATGTCGCAGTCGATTGTCAACCACACCACGGGCAGCCGCGCAGGAACCATTCTGGTGAACGGTGCGGTCAGCACGCAAGGGCAAGCCACTATCAGCCTCGACGGTCTTACGGGTGCAACCGACACCGTGACTGTTGGTGATGTGTTTACTATTGCTGGCGTGTTCGCGGTTAACCCGCAAACCCGTCTTAGCACTGGTAGCCTGCAACAGTTCGTTGTGACCGCCGCACAAACGGGCGTTAGTAATGCTTTGGCAAACGTGGCTATTTCGCCGCCGATGTACACGTCCAGCAATGCGTTGGCAACCATTGATGCGTTCCCGGCTGACAACGCTGCGGTGACGTTCGTGGGTGTCGCGTCTACCACTTACCCGCAAAACTTGGTGTATCACAAGAACGCGATCACGCTAGCTACGGCTGACCTCTTGCTCCCGCAAGGTGTTGATATGGTTTCTCGCCAGGTGCATAACGGTATCTCGATGCGGATTGTCCGTGATTACGACATCAATAACGACCGTATGCCTTGCAGGGTTGATGTGCTGTATGGTTTCAATACCATTCGCCCGCCGATGGCCTGCCGGATCTGGGGTTAATTTAAACTTTTAGGAGATGCAATCATGGCACTAGCTTCAGTTGGTGGTGGCTATCAGTTCACTGATGGCAATCAAAGCGAACAAACAATTAGCGTCCAAGCAGCGCCGCAAACGGCAACCGCAACCGCTACGTTGACTGTCGCTCAAGTTACCGGAGGTCTTTTGGTGGGTAACCCGTCTACTACGGCGGCGTCCTACACTCTGCCTACGGCGGCTTTGCTCGACGCAACGATGACCAACATGAAAGTCAACAGCACGTTTTCGCTGCGGATTATCAATCTTGGCACCAGTACCGGCCTTATCACGGTGGTTGTTGGCACCGGCATTACCGCCGTTGGTAACCTCGTTGTTGCAATTACGGGCAGCGCGGCAGGTGTTAGTGGCGCGGCAGAGTTTCTGTTCCGCAAGACCGGCGACGCAGCGTATAGTGTTTATCGGGTAGCTTAGTAACAACACCTCGCGGCGTAACAGCCGCGAGGTGGTTTTTAAGGAATACCATGGTCATTTACATGCGGCACCCCGTTCACGGTACCAAGGTCGCTATTGCAGAGGCCGAAGCTGAAGCCGACGAAAAAGAAGGCTGGGAGCGATATGACGTGGGTGCGCTGTTAACACCTAGCGAATCAGTAAAACCTCGCGGTAGACCTCGTAAGGAGTTGGCGGCATGACTACTGCAAACGACCAGATTAATGGCGCTTTGAGGCTGATTGGTCAATTGGCCGAAGGTGAAACGCCATCGGCGGCAACTTCAGCCGACGCGCTGACGGCTATGAACCAGATGCTTGATAGCTGGTCGTCTGAGCGTTTGTCGGTGTTTTCCACGCAAGATCAAGTATTTACTTGGACGCAAGGTCTTAGCTCGCGCACGCTGGGGCCGACAGGCGACTTTGTGGGCAACCGTCCGGTATTGGTGGATGATTCGACTTATTTCCGCGACCCGTCAAACAACATCAGTTTTGGCATCAAGCTAATAAACCAAGCGCAGTACAACGGCATTGCGGTAAAAACAGTCACCAGCACCTATCCGCAGGTCATGTTTGTGAACATGACAATGCCCAATATAGAAATGACGATCTATCCTGTGCCAACTAAGGCGTTGGATTGGCACATTATCAGCGTCAACGAGCTGGTTGAACCGGCTACGCTGGCAACGGTTTTGGTAATCCCGCCAGGCTATTTGCGTTGTTTCCGATTCAATTTGGCGTGCGAGATTGCGGCAGAGTTTGGCGTCGAGCCGCCGCCCTCGGTGCAGCGAATTGCTATGACAAGCAAGCGCAATATCAAGCGAATTAACAACCCCGACGACGTTATGAGCTTGCCGTACAGCATTGTGGCGACTCGCCAGCGGTTTAACATCTACGCAGGGAATTACTAATTGAAAACCCCGATTTTAGGCGGCAGTTATGTCGCCAGATCGGTCAACGCCGCCGATAACCGCATGGTTAACTTGTTTCCCGAAACGATACCCGAGGGTAGCGGCGGGAAAGAAGGAGGTTTTCTGTTGCGTTGTCCTGGCCTTCGTTTGCTGGCAACTGTCGGCACTGGGCCTATTCGTGGGCTGTGGGTAACCAATGGCATAGCATATGTAGTGTCTGGAAACGAGTTCTACAGCTTGAATACAAGCTACACGGCCACTCTACGCGGCACCGTGTCCGGGTCTGGCCCGGTCAGCATAGCCGACAATGGCACGCAGATATTCATCGCCTGTAACCCGTTGAGTTACATTTACAACACCTCCACGGCAGTGTTTGCACAAATTACGGACGTTGACTTTCCTGGCGCCGGTTCGGTCGGCTACCTAGATGGTTACTTTGTATTTAACGAGCCAAATTCGCAAAAGTTTTGGGTAACCAGCCTATTAGACGGCACTTCAATTGACCCGTTGGACTTTGCCAGCGCGGAAGGCTACCCCGACAATGTGATTGCGTTAATCGTAGACCACCGCGAGATATTCTTGTTTGGTAACACTAGCGTTGAGGTTTGGTATGACGCTGGAACGCCTGACTTTCCTTTGGCGCGGATTCAAGGCGCGTTTATGGAAGTGGGCTGCGAGGCTGCGTATTCGGTAGCCAAGCTCGACAACAGCGTGTTCTGGTTGGGTTCGGATGCTCGCGGTCGGGGAATAGTCTACCGAGCCAATGGCTACACGCCTGCGCGTATCTCGACCAACGCCGTTGAATTTGCCATCCAAAGCTACGGCAACATCTCCGATGCTATTGGTTACACCTACCAGCAAGACGGGCATCCGTTCTATGTGTTGGTGTTCCCGTCTGCCGAAGCCACATGGGTTTACGATGTTTCTACGCAGTTGTGGCATGAGCGTGCGGCTTTTAAGAACGGTGAGTTTACAAGGCACCGCAGCAACTGCCAGATGTCGTATAACGACGAAATTGTGGTGGGCGACTACGAGGATGGGCGTGTCTATGCCTTTGATCTCGATGTTTACGCTGACAACGACCAAACACAAAAATGGTTGCGGTCGTGGCGCGCATTGCCAGCAGGTCAGAATAACCTTAAACGCAGCGCGCATCACAGCTTACAACTTGACGCTGAGACAGGCGTTGGGCTTGCTCTATACCCCGGTTATGACGCTGAAAAGCTATTAACCGAAGCAGGGCTGTACATTACGACTGAAGCTGGCGACTATTTAACGACAGACGCGTACACCGCTGCGCCCGGTTACGACCCGCAGGTAATGCTGCGCTGGTCAGACGACGCGGGGCATACCTGGTCAAACGAACACTGGAACTCGATGGGCAAGATTGGCGCTTACGGCACCCGCACCATCTGGCGCCGGCTTGGTATGACCGAGAAGATTAGAGACAGAGTTTACGAAGTGTCCGGCACTGATCCGGTTAAAATCGCCATTGTGGGCGCTGAATTGTTCGTTACGCCAACGAGTAGTTAATGGCCGAACTTAACATCACCAATATCCCCGCGCCTCGGGTGCCGCTTATTGACGAGCGCACTGGCCTTATGGCGCGGGAATGGTATCGGTTTTTCCAAAATATATTTATTCTGACCGGCAGCGGCAGCAACGCAACCACGCTCGACGAATTGCAATTAGGGCCACCCGTTCAAACTAACAGCGGCACAGTAACTAGCGTTACCGGCACACCCCCGGTTGTATCCTCCGGCGGCAATGCGCCGGTAATCAGTATGCCAGCGGCCACTACGTCAGTCGACGGGTATCTGACCAGCACCGACTGGAATACCTTTAACAACAAGGGCACCGTTTCAAGCGTGTCTGTTGTGTCGGCCAACGGTCTTGCCGGAACGGTAGCAACAGCAACAACTACGCCGGCGGTTACGCTTTCAACAACCGTTACCGGGGTGCTGAAAGGCAACGGCACTGCAATCAGCGCAGCCACCAGCGGCACTGACTACGCGCCAGCGACTAGCGGCACTTCGATCTTGTATGGCAACGGCGCGGGTGGTTTTTCTAACGTCACCATAGGAACTGGCGTTGCTTTTACCACCGGGACGCTATCTGCTACAGGTTTGGGCGGCAATGTGGTTGGCCCGGCCAGTGCAACGGATAACGCAATTTCACGGTTTGACAGCACAACCGGAAAGCTAATCCAGAATTCAGTTACCACCATAGATGACACCGGCGCGGCTACGGGATTTACAACATTTGCGGCTTCTACTAGCGTTACTACGCCTACAGTCCAAGCATCAAACTCTGCTGGCTTATCGCTTAAAAATGCATCAGGAACAACCCAAATTAATACGGGGGCTGGTGGTGGTGATAATGTTTCAATTAATGTTTCTACAAATTTAAACGGCGTAAACGCACAAATAGACATTAGCCCTACTGGAACTGGTCATGTTCACATAAAACCTAGCGGCACAGGTTCGATTGAAATTGCGCCTACAAATGTAGGAACAATTGACAACATGACCATTGGGGCAACAGCACCTAAAAATGGTAGTTTTGTAGATTTAAGTGTAACTGGAACACTTAGTTTTGATGCGGCGCAAGGAACAGCGGGGCAAGTTTTAACATCGGCTGGATCGGGCGCAACGCCGACTTGGACAACGCCGACCACTGGCACCGTCACCAGTGTGGCTGCGTTGACGCTTGGCACCAGCGGCACCGACCTGACCAGCACCGTGGCAAACGGCACGACCACGCCGGTTATCACACTTCAAGTGCCCACCGCTTCCGCGTCTAATCGTGGGGCGTTAAGTTCGACCGACTGGAGTACGTTTAACAATAAAGGCAGCGGTAGCGTTACCAGCGTAGCGCAGTCCTTTACCGGCGGCTTGATTTCGGTTGCTGGCTCACCGATAACAACCAGCGGCACCTTGGCGTTGACCGTAGCTGGCACCAGCGGCGGCGTGCCTTACTTTTCTAGCGCGTCAACCTGGGCAACATCAGCGGCTCTTGCGGCCAGCGCGCTGGTTATCGGCGGTGGCGCTGGGGCAGCTCCAGCCACAACCACAACGGGGACAGGCGTAGTTACCGCACTTGGCGTTAATACTGGAACAGCAGGGGCGTTTGTAGTCAACGGTGGTGCGCTAGGCACACCGTCTAGCGGAACCGTTACCAACCTGACCGGCACAGCGTCGATAAATATCAACGGCACCGTAGGGGCAACAACAGCTAATACAGGTAAGTTTACCAGTGCAGCATTTCCGGGTACAACTTCCGGCACTGCAACCGTTGCGGCAACGGCTGTTGCGGGAACGCCGACGCTGACACTGCCGACTACTACGGGAACACTTTCTATAAATGGCCCGGCGTTTAGCGCGTATCAAAGTACGTCAACAGCCGTTACTACTTCAACAGTAACCAAGGTTCTTTTTGACGTAGAGTTATTCGATACCAATAGCAACTTCGCATCGTCTAGGTTTACGCCTACGGTAGAGGGCTATTATCAAGTAAACGCAAGGACTGGACTCAGTTCTTCAGTTCTTACTAGAGGCGTAGCACTAATACGTAAAAATGGCGTAACCGTTAATTCTATGGAAGATACCAATGGCGCAACCGCGTATTCTTCGATTGGCAGCGCACTGATATACATGAACGGGTCTACTGATTACTTAGAAATTTATATTTTTCTTGCTGGCGCTACCACAATATATGACGGTGGTGCGGCGCTCACTTGGTTTCAGGCAGCTATGGTAAGGGGCGCGTAATGAACCTATACGACAAAATAATTGCTCTGTATCCTGAACTCGCTACTTACGACTTTGCGTTTGGCGCAATAGCCCTTCGCAATGATTCTGATGGCAAGGGTGACTACATAGAGAAGTGGGAACATCCCACCCTGCCGCGCCCCACAAACGAACAATTAGAGTAACCCATGACCGTAACCGTAAAAGTGCTGATACCGGCCAAAACCGCAGAAGCCAGCCAAACCACGCAATACACTGCGTCAAACGTCACCACGATTATCGACAAGTTTACGGCGACCAACTACAGCGCCAGTTCCGCAACCTTGAGCGTCAATCTGGTTACCTCGGGCGACACTTCGGGCAACCAGAACCTGATTACCAAGACCAAGACGCTTGCGCCAGCAGAGGTATATACTTTCCCCGAGATTGTCGGCCAGGTGCTGATGGCAAGCGGGTTTATCTCCACCATTGCCGGGACGGCCACGGCCATCAACATTCGTGCTTCAGGGCGGGAGGTTAGCTAGTGCGGCACTTTTGTAAGCTAGCGGGTAATGTAGATGTCATGCCGTCATTGCGTGAACTGGCGGTAAATAGCCATTTATGGAACCAAAACTCTTTACGCACTACGCACCCCAACAGCCCGCATACGCAAGTTGACGATATATGGTTATGGTTTAACAAGTTACAGCAGGACGTAGCCGCAACGATTGATGACATACAAACTTACCCATACCCAGCTTGGCAAAGCCTGTTAGGGCTGCGCGGGATTGTCTTGGATTTAATACGCCGCGTAGACGGCGTTCAATTGGGCCGGTGCATGGTAACTCGTATGCGTCCCGGCGCTACGATAACGCCGCATAAAGACGAGGGCACACCCGCTACGTTTTACACTCGGTATCAAATAGTTTTACAAAGCCTTCCCGGCGCGTTATTTACTATAGGGGACGAAACCGTAAATTTTCAATCCGGCGATATTTGGTGGATTAACAACCGGGAAACACATTCGGTAATAAATAACAGCGGCGAAGATAGACTTGTATGTATTGTTGATATTAAAAGCGCGTAATGATAACTGCCCAAATTGAACCTTGGCCAGCATTTATACATGAAGCGCAACCGCTTCTTCCGTTGCATTGGGCGGAGTTAGCGTTAAACAAGGACAAGGTGCCGTTAGACCCGCAATACGATGTATACGCGGCTAGAGACACGGCGGGGCAAGTGCTAGTGGTAACTTTGCGCCAAGATGGTGAATTAGTAGGCTACTTTATAGGCTTTATAGCGCCGGGTTTGCACTATAAAACTTGTCTTACGTTAACAATGGATATTTTTTGGACGCACCCTTCAATACGTAACGGGTTTGCGGGCGTTAAACTTTTTAGGCTTGTTGAAAAAGAAGCAAAACGTCGGGGTGTTCAACGCATGTTTTTTGGGTCTAAATTACACAAAGACGCGTCTAAACTATTTGAATTTTTAAAAATGCAGGCTACGGAAATTTATTATTCTAAGTGGCTAGGAGATTAACATGGTTGCAGCCGCAGTTATCGGTAGCGCAGTAGTAGGCGGTGTAATGTCCTCAGACGCGGCAGGCGATGCAGCCGAAGCCTCGGGGCGAGCATCAGATGCGTCCGTTGGGGAGCAGCGCCGGCAGTACGACATTAGCCGCGCAGACCAGGCGCCATACCTTGCGGCTGGCACTGGCGCGGTCAATCGGCTAGGCGCGGGCGTAGCGGCAGGGGGCGAGTTCGGCGCAACTATGCCGTTCGATTTCCGATACGACCAAAACACTGACCCCGGCTACGCGTTTCGTTTTTCCGAAGGCATGAAAGGGTTGGAACGGAGCGCGGCGGCTAGGGGCGGCCTGCTATCGGGCGCTACGCTCAAGGGCGTAACACGCTACGGGCAGGACATGGGCAGCCAAGAATACCAAAACGCTTTTAGCCGCTATCTGACCGGCTTCAACGCCAGAACGGGCGAGCGCAACCAGCTCTACAACCGTTTAGCTGGCGTGGCGGGAACAGGTCAAACGGCCACTAACCAGATCGGCGCGCAAGGTGCGAACATGGCGAGTAACATCGGCAACGCCTACATGAACAACGCGGCCAACCAAGGCAACGCAGCGATGGCGGCAGCGGGGATACGTACTTCAGCCTTTGGCGGGGCGGCCAATGCGCTGGGCCGGATGTACGGTGGTAGGGGGTTCGCAAACCCCAATGCAGATTTTGATGCCTATAACGCCACGCCGTATCAAAACGATCCAATTTACGCAATGAGCGGGGGAGGTTAGTAATCATGGCTGAACTTAATTTTGGACTACTGACCCCGCCTGGCTCGCAAAACATAGGCAACGCGTTTGTGCAGGGCATGGATCAGGCGGCGGTGGCTAGGGCGCAAGAGAACCAGAACGCGCTGTCTCAGTACGCCTTGAGCAAAGCGAGGCGCGAGGACGAGCTTACCAATCAGATGTTGGCCGGTATGCAAGGTGCCGACACAATCGAAAAACAAGCCGACGTGTTACGCAGAGGCGGTAGATATAAAGAGGCAAACGAGCTTATAAACGCCGGTTTAGACCGCCAAATTAAACAAGGGACGCTAGCCGCGCAGCCCGGCACGGCGGCACGCGTTGCGGTTCAAACGGCAAGAGACAGACAAACGTTTGAAGGCCAAGCTATACGCGATTTAAGAATTAACCCCTCGGACGACAACATACGCGCGTTGGGGCAAGATGCCGTAATCAAAGGCATTTACACCCAAGACCAAGCAGATCAAAAGGTAGCGGAGTTTTTAGCTATACCTTTGGATCAGCGCGTCGCTAGGTTTAGCCAGTATGGCGCACCTGCGGTTGTGCCGCGTCAGCCTAACTTGGCGGCAGACTTGTTAATTCCAGGCCCGGACGGCACGCTGGTTCCTAATACGGCGCTGGTAGGAGTAAAAACGCGATTGGCGCGTGAAAGCCGTCCACCGCGTCCAGAGGCAGCGCCCCGCACGCAGCAAGTAACGATGAGCGACGGCACGCTGGGGATTATGAACATGGATACCGGCGCAATTACGCCTAGTACTTTAGGTGGCGCACCAGTTAAAGGTAAACCCTCCGCGTTTGCTGAAAAGACTGCTGCACAGCAAAAACAATTAGGTAAAGACCTTGAGTTTGCAATTACTCAATTAACTGCCGTTACAAAAGACGGCGGTTTGATTGACCAATCTACGGGTAGCGGGGTGGGGCAACTTATAGACGCTGCGGCGGCTTTTGGTGGTAAAGCTATGCCCGGCGCAATTGCCGCAGGAAAACTCAAGCCAATTGCAGACTTAGCATTAAAATTAATTCCTCGGTTTGAAGGGCCACAATCTAACGCGGATACAAAGTCGTACAAGGAAGCCTCAGGTCAATTAGCTGATACTTCGCTGCCAAACCAAATTAGAAAAGAAGCAGGTAGAGTTGTTCTTGGTCTAGTGCAAGCGCGCAAAAATCAATTTGTAACTAGCGATATGGTTACCGAAGGCGCGCCGGCTGCAGGGGGGGTGGTTGACTTTGGGAGTTTAAAATAATGGATGTTCGCCTTCCTGACGGAACAATCATACAAAATGTGCCTGACGGCATAAGCAAAGCTGACTTAACTGCCAAGCTAAAAAACAACGGTTACGACGTAACTAAATTAGACGCTGCGCCGCCCGTTAGCCCAATATCCGCGCCACGGGGAGAAATTCCGGCGTGGGCGCAAAAATACCCAACACTGTACGGTATTGCTGGCGCAACGCGGGAGACACTTGGCCCGTTACTAGAGATGGGCGGCATGATCGGCGGGGGTATAGCCGGCGGCGCAGCCGGAACCTTTGGCGCGGGGCCGGTAGGAACTGTTGCGGGCGGCGTAACCGGCGCGGGTTTGGGCTACAGTAGCGCCAAAGAAATCAATCGTCTAGCCGATATCGCTTTGGGTAACATACCAGCACAAGCAGAAGGCGCGGTGCCTGCTATGCAGCGTGCGGCGGGTAACGTGGTTGAAGGCGCGGCAATGGAAACAGGCGGGCGGCTATTAGCGCCCGTAATAGCCGCCATCCCTCGCGTATTAGCCGGCGGTAAAGAAATAATTAACCGTTTGCGCGACCCTAAAGCGGCGGCTGTAGTAGACGCGGTAGAAGGCAGGGGTAAAGACATAGTTAACGCGTTGCGTTCGCCAACAGCGGTCATTGTGCCTGGAAGCGCGCCTACGCCGGGGGAAATTGCGGCCCCCGTAGGATCGACAAAATTTTCTGCGTTTGTTGAAAAATATAAACCTCAAAACGCGTCAGAATTTAGGGCTATGGAAGCGCAAACCGACGCGGCGCGGTTAGCGCAACAAGCCCGCGATACAAGTCGTTTTGCAACGGCAGCTAACAAAGCGCAAACTAAAATTGAAGCGGGGTTAACCGATGTAAGCCCCCGCGAGATTGGCGACGCACTTATTAAGACAGCTAAAGAAGAACGAAAAACGGTAAAAACCACCGTTATTCAGCCGGCGTATAACCAAGCATTTAACGCAGCAGGTAACACTAAGATTGACGTAAGCAATGTGGTTGCCAACGCAGAAAAAATCTTGGATCGTAAGTTGTCGGATTTTGCGCCCGAGACTACGCCCAATACCGTTCGTCAACTTCTAGGTTTTATACCCAAAGAACAGCCCACAGGCCCAGTGATATTAAGCGTGCAAGGTAAGCCGCTGACCACACCGGAAGTATTACCCGCTCAAGCGACGTTGCGGCAACTGGACGACGTACGAAAGGCCATAAACGCGGACATTGCGGCGGCAAAAAATTCTACCGCGCCGACGTCCGATATGACGTTGCGTAACCTGTATAAGTTACACGACGAGATCGACGCTGCGGTAACCGGCAGCACTACGCTACCCGCGCAAGCAAAACAACTTTACGCAGATGCGTTGGCAAAATACCGCGCCGATTACGTCCCGCGTTTTAAAACGGGCATTAACGCCAATTTGTTTAAACAAACCGCGTTAAACGAGCCAAAGCTAAATGCTGACGACGTAGTAAGCAAGTTTTTTCAGCCTAAAGGCGAACGCGAAGCGTCACAGTTTGTAACTTTGTTTGGGAAAAACCCCGACGCTATGCTATTGCAACGAACGGGCGTAGAGGATTTATACCGGCAAAAAGTGGTAGACGCGGTGACCGGCGAAATATCACTGGCTAAACACGCGGCGTTTATGCGTGATTACGCTCGTCCGTTAGACATTATGGACGCAGCGGGAATGAATCTTAAAACGCGGCTTGACGTTATACGAGCAGACGCGGCGCGTTTAGTCAAAATACAAGAAATGGCTGCTGCGAATAACATTAAATTACGTGACCCGCTTCCTGCGGGCGCAAATGCTGACGCGGTGGCGCGGCGTGTGCAAGAGTTAACCAAAGGGTTATCGCCTCGACAATTAGCGGACGTGTCTGCGGTAGCCCGCGATATTGCACGCGAAAATGAATACTACATCTTAGCAGCCGCAGGAGGTGTAACTAAAGGCGGATCAAAATTAGCAACGGGGGAATTAAAAAATATTGGTATCCCTACCACGGCGCTATTGTCACGCGGCGTAGCTATTTTTAACTCTGTGGTTAAAAAATTATCCGGCAAAATTGACGAGAAACTGGCTACGGAGTTAGGCAGGGAATTATCTAATCCTGCGGTAACTGCAAATCTCATAGAAAAATCACTGGCTACAATGAAACCCCCACCCGGACGTGCATTGCGGGCAACCCAACTAGTCTCGGATTCGGTTCGTCCCGGTATGGGCGCCGCAATAAACGCATTGCGCGGGGACGAAGAAAACCAAAACAACTTAGCCAGGTAGCTAAAACATGGAAAACCAGCAAGTAATTAACGTGTTTCTTGGCGTCGGCATGACTGTCGTGGGCTGGTTTGCTAGAGAACTGTGGGCTGCGGTCAAGGAACTGAAAGCCGACTTAGCAAAGCTGCGCGAGGACTTGCCGAAAGAGTACGTTGCAAGAGACGATTACCGAGAGGACATACGGGAAATCAAAGCAATGCTGGCGAAGATATTTGAAAAACTTGAAGGCAAGGCCGACAAATGAAAAAACTACTTATGTTGGCTGCTTAATATGGCCGTGAGAAAACCAAAAGTAGCGGTAAAAGCGGTTCAGCAGGAAAGCCCTGTTGACAAGGTTATTGGCTTGATTAAATGGGTTGATAACCCGTTTAAGTTGTTTACGCTTTTGGTTATCTCTACATTTTTCTTTGTCGGTTTCTTTGCTTGGGAAAGCAGGGAAGTTTTAAAGTCTGCAATTACCGCTAATGACAAGTTGGCTTCTCTAAAGTCTGATTCCGAATTGATGGATATATCCAGTGCGCTAATCAAAGAATCTGGCGGCGAAGTTGCTGTGGTTCACCAAGCCAATCTGATGATTAACAAAAGAACTACCGTAATGGCCGTAGACAAGAACGGCAGGAATAAGTCGGTCGAAGGAACTGTCACCAGCATCTTTAACGAAAGCCCCGGCAGGAACAAGGCCGTTGTTGCAATGTTAAGCGGTGAAGTTCTTTGCGAGGACTTCAAGCCTTCCTCAAAGGTGGGTGAGTGGTTTGTGAAGAACGAAGTGACGTTTGTATGCCGTGGTTCAATACCGCCTGAGATTGGCAAATTGGTTGGCTATATCAGTGTTGGTTTCAAGAAAAAGCCTGATGATGTAAATTCAATGAAGGTAATAC